TCATAGAGAAGTGTTTTGCTAACCAAGGGAAAGCAAAGTAAACACCACCAGGATGAGACTTATTGTTTAAATGAAACTCATAAAACCTTAAGAAAACTTCACGGCGATATTTTGGTTGCCTAAAGTCTAGCCCAGGAACTAGTTCCTTAACTTCTTTTTCGTTATTCAGTTCAGACCAACGACCGATTACTTGATTGGATGAAGTCAATTAAAGAGATCCTCTAGCGAAGAAACTTTAGTAAAGTTTTCGGGGTGATACTTCTTAAGCATTTCGATACCACCATGCTGCTCAAGGTATTCATACCATTCTTTATTCGTCCACATACCTTCACTAATACCATTCCACAACTTACGCTGTAGAGAGTGATTAGGGTTCTTTCGACGAGATTCTACATATTCATAACGTAGATTTTCATATTCATATGAACCCAACTCAAGCATCTTTTCACGAAGATAGCAAACAAGACTAATGCGTTCACCATCGTCATAAGTTTCGATTGGTGTATTACCATGCATAATTTCATGATTGTTTACAAGAAGAAGATCGCCTGGGCGAACATTAACGGCGATACGATACTCAGGAAACACGAGATATCCACCAGTATACTTACCGTTATTAGAAAGAACAAGTAGATTACTTAGACCGTCGGAGAAGTCACCTGCGTCACGGTGACAAGCGGTGCGAAAAGTTTTATTCACGGTAATAGTGGTGAAGACAGTTTCGGGAACTAGAAACCTGCTATCAATTTTATCTGCCGCAGCTTTCTGATTACTCCAGCGTGATGGAAGAAGATCTTTAAATCCCTTATTCAAAGTTTGAAGGAATGGAAACGCCATCTTAAACTTATCGAAATGGTTTTTCGTATAAGAAGTTGCGCGACCATAAGGAATGCGTGGATACCTATCAAACCAACCAGCGATACCTGAGTTAACTGGGTTAGCATATGTCGTATCAGAGATATACTTGTTTACGATAGCAACGGCTTCAGCCTTAAGTTGTTTTTTATTTTTAATCTTAACGGCTTTTTTTAACCAGGCTTCAAAGTTAAACTCATCTTTTTCAATTTCAGAAGCAAGCCAAACCATACCGCGAGTGCTTGCGTTGGATGCTCGGCTTTTAATTTTTTGAACCTCTTCTTCAAGATCAACTTCAATAACAGTATCTTGAAGTTCGGTAAAGAGGTCTAGGATTTCAATTTGAGTATCAGTTACCCAATCGCGCTGAAGGCATTTTTCGCCTTTGGGTCCTGCAGCAAGTCCGCGATTTTGAGACTGAGTTGCCGCCTCACGGAGGCCAATATAAGCCTGTTCCTGTTCTTTCTTACTAAAGAAGTTCTTACGGAACATGAACGCAATCCGTTTTTCATCTTTAGCCTGAGCCTTCTCAAATGGAGAGGAATCATCGGCATAATATCCGTCGGTGTCTTCTTCAATTAGAGTATCATAATGAGACTCATCCACAAACTGACCAAGAAGATGTTCACAATCAATTTTAGTTCTAGCAACAATTACCTTTACCATTTTAAATCTCCACGTTTTAAAAATACTATTCTATACTATATGTAGACAAAGGTAAATCTAAAGTGATGTGGGGGGCATGATGCCCCCCACATTTTATCACCTATCGCGATAAGTATTAACCGTTGACGGCGATAGCATCGCGATACAGGGTCTGACGAGCGCGAGCAATATGACGCGACTTCATGTGGCCAAGGAAAGCCTGGCTCGGAGTGCCGAGACGGTACATGAAGGTCTTGTTTCCGTTGCTAAGAACAGCGCGATTCGTGTAAATCGAAACGCCCTGATTACGCAAACGGTAAACTAGATCTGCAACATTCTCGACCTTGAACATGGTACGAGCAGCGCGAGCAGTAACCTGCTTGTTAACAGTTAGATACTTGAAAAGACTAAGAGCAGTAGACATAATTAAACCTCAAAGTTATACCGCGCAAATCGAACCCACCAAGTTGCGGCTTGCTTAGTGGGCTTATTACTATATTATACTATCTAGAGTATAATATCAAATAATTTTAAAAATTAACTTCTTCCTGAACCACTTCGGGGGCACCCGCGCTGTGGTCAACCGTATCTGAAGGATTTACGGAAGCGTCAATAGCCTTGTAGAAGTCCATAAACGAGTTCTTCGTCTCTCGGTCGAATCGGTTCAAGCAAAGTTCAATCGCCTTCATACGATCGCCGAAAATCGAATACGTCTTAATGATATGCACAAGACGACGAGTAGAGATTAGATCGTTAATCGAACCTTCGTCGAATGCCTTACGAATAATTTCAGCCCAGGTGCACAAGTGCGTAGCGAAACTATCATCGACGCAATCAAGCAGTTCCATATTTTTAAGAACGATCTTCTTTTCGGTAGAAGCATTCGGATATTCCTGTTCCATGGTAATCGAGAAACGCTCCAAGAACGCTTCGTTCATGACCTTGGTGCCGATAAAACGACCGTCCTCAGAACCTTTACCCTTTGTGTTACCTGTAATGAAGATGTTAAAACCTTCTGCTGGATAAACTACTTCGCCAGTTTTCTTATTAAGATATGGCTTACCCTCAAGGATAGGCATCAAGCAAAGAATCTTAGTATTGTTCAAATCGCCTTCGTCTATTAGAAGAACTGCACCTGTGCGCATAGCGAGAAGAACTGCGCCCTCGCGGAAAACGGTATTACCGTTAACCAACTCAGTACCGCCGAGCAAATCAAGCTCGTCAGTTTCTTCAGTTACGTTGATACGAAGAAGCTGACGCTTCAACTTTGCGCAAGCCTGACTAATAGACATAGTCTTACCGTTACCAGAAAGACCTGTAATGTACACGGGGAAGAAAATCTTAGAAGAGATAATCTTTTCAATGTCAGTATAATTACCGAATGGAACATAAGTTGGATCCCGTTCTGGAATCACAAGACTGATGTCTGCTTGCATAGAGCTGGGCGTACCTGAGATAACATTTCGCGTTTGCTCGACCACATTAACCGAAGCCACAGGCTTCTTCATCGGAGGAAACGGAGGCAGTGGCTTAATTGCCTGAACCGCCATCATAGAAACATTATACTTGCCATGACTGACCTTACGGGAAGTGTCATGAAAGATAAAACTAGGATCAGGATAATTATTATTTTGCGCATAAGAACGAATATCTTTCTTGGAAAGAATTACTTCGTCATTGTAGAAGTTTTGGATTTCAGCCAAAAACTTATTTTGCGCATCAACGCTATACTTAGCCATTTTCACCCTCACATTATTTAATTTACAACGCTATTATATACTAGTTGAGGCTCTTTTACAAGTAAAAAAAACCTCAGCAGTATCAAGCACTTACGCAGCTATGTTTTGCATAAACCGATTTAGAAACATACGTTGAAGGTTACGACCCTTTAGCGAGTTCATAAACGCTTTAGTCATAGCACTCTTAGTTGCTGAGGGGGCAACTTCAATCTTCTCTTCTTTAATATCAAGGTTAGTTCCAGCCACGAAGAAGTATTCGTCAAACCCAAACTTAGTGGATGAGATGAAGTTTTGCTTGTTGATGACTTTACGGAAATCTTTTTTCTGCTGATCCCACAATTCACGATTTACATATTTAAATTCGTAAGGAATCAACAGGTGAGAAATTTCAGGTTTGCTGGTAATATAATAACCAGTGTATTTCGCTCCAGTTACCTTCTTAGCAACTTCAATCAAAGCGCGAGCAGAGGTAAAAAAGTCAGTAGGGCGATAACGCTCGTTGCCATCTTTACGCAAGTTATTGTACAATACGCGAATATTGGTATTTGGATATTGAACATAAAAACTAACTTTTTTATCATCTGCGTTATAGAACCGCGCATGTAATTTTTGGTTCTTTTCTTCAAAGACCATATTGCTACCTGAGCCAACACCATCCGTTAGGAAAATGCAATTTACATTATCAAGACGGTTAATAGTCTTGAACTTGCTGACGATATCAATAGACGCAACGATCGCTGGGTCAAGCGGAGTTCCGTTAAGTTCTTCAGCAGGAGGCATAAAATACTTTTTCACATAATAACGCTTATTAGCATTACCCAAATAAATCATATTCATGCATGCTTCACGATACTGAACCATATTCATATTGCTGCTAAGATAGTGCTTTAGATGAAACATAGGTTCGCAATCGAACGCAAGATAACCAGCTTGACGCGAATGTTTTGCAGTCCAGGTTGGGTAATATGATTTTAGTTCATCATTATTGCTGAAACCATACACGTCGAATGGGATATTGACTTTCTTACAAAACATCGTAAGAGCAATAGCCTGTTCAAAAACTTTAATTAGACAATCTGTCATAGAACCAGAAAGATCTACGAACATAACAAGTCCATGACTCTTGCCTTCTTTAATAGAATTGATTCTCTTAAAGATGTCAGAAGTGATACCATAACGTGCAAGTTTGTTAGAGTCAACTTCGCCAGACTTACTAGTTTGCGTGCGAGAAAGCTGAGATGCATTTTTGCGCATTTCAAACTCTTTGACCATATAGTCAATCATCGCAGTACTGCGCTTAACGAAGTCTTTATACGCTACAACACGATTATTGTAAATTACTTCTTCTGCGCGCAAAATGGTACTGTTAAATGAATTATGTTCAGTGATTGTAGTTTTATCTTTAATATGTTTATTCAGCGTATCTTGGATATGTGCATGAACAAGTTTTGCTGGAATGATTACACCAGGCTGGAAAGAGGGAACCAAAGCAGTAATGATAGTTTCTGACATGTCGATCAGATCTTGTTCGTTGCTGCGGAAAGCGGAGTCTGTTACAGACTGAACCTGTTCTTCAATTGATTCGTCAGCTTCATAATCTTTGGCATTCATCGAAGATGATTCTTCTGTATCTTCAGTTTCTTCTTCTACGGAATCACTTTCTTTTTCCGAATCAGAATCATTTTTTTCTTCTGGGTTTAAATCTTCATCGCTCTCGCTCAAATCAAAATCGTCAGTTTCATTATCAGATTCACCTTCTTCATCAAAGAAGTCTTCTTCATTTTCTTCTTCATCTTCAGAAGGAATGTTACCACTGAAAGAGCGAAACTCGTTTTCACCCTCATCATCATTTTCTTCTTGAGACTCTTCTTCTTTACGGTTTTTTCGCTCTTCGATGGCAGCTTGATAAAGATCTTTAGCAATAGCCTCAACATCCTCCCAGCTGTTTGCCAAGTTTATGCGGTCAAGAAACTTCAGTTCGGTTGGGTTGAATGGAACGCGAACGTGCGCACCGAGTTTATAGAAAACGTTGATGCGATCAATCAGCATCATTTTCTTAACGTCAACGCCAGACAAACCAAAGAAATCCTTATCGTGGAGTTTCTTGTAGGCGACGTTAAATGAGTGTCGAAGACCAGGATACTTGACCTTCATCATACGCTCGATTCGAGCATCTTCGATAACATTCAAGTAAGACTTAAGTGCCTTGTTTTCACTAGTTGCGTTGTGCCAACCTTCTTTCGGTGTATTCATGGCGTGACCAACTTCATGGGCGCAAAGGAGATCGTACATCTCAGCATCCATTTCTTTAAAGTTAGGGAGAACCATCATACGGTTCTCAAGGTCGAAATAAGCAGTAGGAACAGCCCGATGGACGATATGTAGGTTTTCCTGCGCAAGAAGACGCGCAACGGTAGACTTACGTTCAAATAAATTTTCCATCTAAAAACTCCTTAGCCAACTGTAGACTTAGTATATACTATACAGCTGGAAAAGGCAAGTAAAAAAAACTTCAATAAAATCAATACGTTATGTAGATTGAACCATCCTACTAAAGTTCTTTTTAATATTTTTAAGGTTTTTCTTAACTTTTGCTTTTTCTCTTTCAAGAACTATTGGAGAAACTTTCTTTGTGTAGCAAATTCCATCGAGATGGTCAATTTCATGTTGTGCGCAAACTGCGGGAATTCCTTCTAAAGAAATTATTTCTTTATTACCAGAAATTCCTTGAAACTCTATAGTTACAGCTTCAGCTCTATTTAGCGAAAGGTATAATCCTGGAAATGAAAGGCACCCTTCTTTTAATGTAGAAAATCCTAGTTTATTTGTAATTTTTGGATTAAACATTACAATAACTCTATCACCCATGCTTATTGCACAAACTCTATATGGAAGGCCAACCTGATTTGCGGATAATCCTAGTCCACCCAAAGATTGCATTGTCTCGAAGAGGGACATAGCGATATATCCTGCATCTTCTTCTTGATTAAAATAATTTTTACTAAACTTATATTCTTCTGTTGGCTTATATAAGATAGGGTTATACTTATCTACAAGATCATAGATTTCATACTGGAATATATTGCCGTCAACATACTTTAATTTTTTAACACCCATTATACAATCCTCGAGAAATTTTTAACCTTATCAAATTTAATAACGCTTCTAAACTTATCTACGAGGATATCACCTTTATGAGATATTACGAAGACATTAGTTTCATTCAGCGTTTGTATAAGTTTCATAAACTCATCTGTGCCATTATTATCTAGTGAACTATCGAACACTTCGTCCATGATTAAGATGTTTGTATTCATACTATTCTTCATCTTAGCAATCGCTCTCCAAGTGAAGAGAATAGCCAAGTCGATACGCATCTTTTCACCTTCCGAGAAGTTCTCATAACTAAACTCATCACGATAGCGAGACTTAATTGTCTCTTTAAACTCTTCATTAATTTCAAAGTTAACAAAGAAGTCCATTGCCGAAAGATACTTATTTAATAGTTTATTGATTACGGGCAAGTATTGTTTTACAATCCTAGCCTTGATACCAGTATCTTTTAGTAGAGCAGCTGATGCGTCAACATAGATTTTTTGGTCTCCGAGGCTCTTACGCTCTTCGTTTAGTTCTTGAAGTTCATCAACTAGTTCTTTAGATACAGAAATCATATCTTCACTTAGAACTTTTTTACTCTCAAGATCTTTCATTTCTTTTTCTAGTTTCTTAGTATACTTTTGAATTTGAAGAATACTTGCATTAATTTTAGCAATTTCTGTAGTATGGTCGGTTATATTTTTATGAATTTTTGTAATTTCGGTTAGTCTTAAACTTGTTGCATTATACTCTTCTTTAAGTTTTTCAAGACCTTCGTTCATAGTCTTTATCTTATTCTTGCTATCTTTAATAGCAGCAGCCTTGGCTTTCTTTTCGATAACTTGTCTACAAGTTGGGCAGTCATCATTATTCTCAAAAAACTCTTTATCAGCCTCAGCCTTAGATAGATTAGTTTCAATCTTAGTTTCTAACTGACCTAGTTTTTTCTGCTTATCTTTTACAACTTTTTCATCAGCAACTTTGTTTAATAGAAGGTCAATATGCTTTTGAATTAAAGTAGAATCTTTTTGTAATTTTTTTACGTTCTCGAGTTGTTCATCGTATTCTTTTTGCTTTTGTTCAACTAAATCTTTATTGTTCTTTTGAGCATCAGCGATGAACTTTTTTTGCATTTCGATCTTGGACATAGTTCCATCAATTTTAATCTTTACTTCAGAACTTCTAGTCTTTAATTGAGAAGCCTTATCCTTGACGACTGCATTCATAGAAGAAAAGATATTGATATCTAGTAGATCTTCAATAATAGTTCTACGGTCAGCGGCAGACAGCTGCATAAAAGGTATGAAAGAAGAACTACCAATAATCGCAATCTGAGTGAAAGACTTATAATTAAACTTTAAGATCTGTTCTTCTAAAATTTCTTGGTAGTCTTTACTTGCGGCTTCCTGATTGATTAATTCGCCGTCAGCATAAATTTCGAACTTGCTCGGCTTTATTCCACGAACAATTTTATAATTTTTATTTTGTGTTCTGAACTCAACTTCTACAGAACAATCTTTATTATTAATTGAATTAATTAGAGTTGGCTTATTGATATTACGATAGGGTTTACCGAAAAGAGCAAAGGTCAATGCGTCAAGCATCGTTGACTTTCCTGCTCCGTTAGTTCCAACTACTAGAGTATTTGGAGACTTATCTAACTTAAGTTCAGTGAAGGCGTTTCCAGTAGAAAGGAAATTTTTCCAACGCAAAATTTTAAATAGAATCATGCAGTTTCCAATTTTTGTGCTTCAAGATATATGTCACGAAGTTGCTTCTTCAATTTATCTCTATCCAAAGTCATCTCTAGTCCATCAACGTACTTGTCCAGGATTGTAACTGTATCGTCAGATTGATCAATAATATCACTATCGCTCATCTCAACGTAATCTGTAAAATCTTCTACTACGGTAATATCAAGAGGCGAAACCTTAGTGAGCGCATCAAGGAACATATCGTAAAGTATAGAATCAGTTTTATTTGCTACAACAACCTTAACATACGTTTGCGCGTAATGATCATAGTTCTTACCTGAAATACTCTCAGGCGTTTCATTCCTATCATCATAAATTATTTTATGAAACATTCTGTAAGGATTTTCAATAAAATCTAGATCTCGAGTTTTAGTATCAAAGATATGAAATCCGCGAGGGTCATTATAGTCTGCCCAAGTCATTTCATAAGTATTACCCAAATATGTAATTTGACCGTCGCTAGAACGATGATGAAAATGTCCTGAAAATACAGTATCAAACTTATCAAAGATATCCCTAGACAAACCTTCGCGGCAGAAACTACCCTTGTCCATTTCAAACCCTGAAATTTCAAGATGCCCAAAACAAATTTGTGCAGGTGTTTTTTTGATAAACTGAAAAGTATCATCCATGTTTGAATGATTAATCCAGGGAATCAATGCAATATCTGTTCCATCTAATGTAATAGTTTTTGGATTTGAGTATATGTTCAGGCTGCTATGACCTGAAAATAATTCTTGCATTGCGTTCACTTCATTTGTATTACGAAAAGGAACATCATGATTACCAACGATAACGTGAAAATCAATATTCATCTCTTTTATTTTAGCAACAAACCTCTTGCGAAGATTATGTAGAGTTACAAAATTAATGAAACGACGACGATCTACGATGTCACCTAAGTGTACGACTGTTGTAATTTTATTCTCTTTGATATATGGGAAGAAGATATTTTCCCAAAACTTAAAAAAGAATTCATTAAACGCTGGGTCATCGCCACGTGCGCCGAAATGCGTATCTGTAATTAAAGCAATCTTCATAAGTTACAACTTTTAAAAATAGTTATACGCTATTATATACTATCCGTTAACAATAGCCAAAATCTTTTTGAGTTGTTTTTCTACAACTTCTTTACGGTTCGGCCAGCGTATCATCACCTTTTCAGGATCTTTCATCAAGTTCTCCATAAAAGGAACTACGATATCCTGAACCATCTTTAACTTAGCCTGATACGTTTTTTCTGTAGCCGATACACTACTCTTTATCTGATCGTCAATTTCACTTTCATCGTGAAATGTAAAACCAAAATCGTATACATCATTCGACATTTGCATTTACCTCAGCGATAATAGTTTCGACGGGAAGCTCGTCTTCATCAATTAAAAGTTCTAGTGACTTTTTAGATTTCTTTTTCTTTGATAGTCTAGACTGTTCGTAATTTTGAATGAACTCTGAGATGTTATCATACATCTCGAACTGTTTAGTTGTACCTCCAGTCTCTTCAAGTTCAAATTGCTCGTACTCATCAAGTACGCCAATCTGCTCAGTTGACTTGTACTTCACATATAGTTGTTTTTTTTCTTTGTGAATTCTTCGTAAGAATGCGAAGTAAATTATTTGCGTGAAGTATGAAAAAGGATTCTTTGACTTTTTTGGGTCAAAGTTGTCGAAGTACATGATACAGTTCTCGATTGCATCAGAAATCATTTCGTCTCTAAATGAATATGATATAAAATTTGGCTTGTGTGACAAGTTTTCTGCGATCAACATTAAACATTTACCGACGTACTCGGGAATCCTAGGTTTCTTTAAATTTTCACGTTTAGCCTTTCTGCACTCCTTTTTGTACTGAATAAGTGCCTTTAAAAAGTCCGCATTGTTTACATAATGATTTTTTGCCATAATTATTTGACTACCTTGAGTTACCTGTATATAATAGACTGTGTCGGGTTTGAAGGGTAATTTTAAATACTAATTACTATTGCTCTTTATTCTTATTAGAAGGGAAAGTAATTACCTTCGTAGAAGTACTATCCTCCTTTTTCTTTTTCTTTTCAGCGTCAGTGCGCTTGAACGTCCCACGATCTTCAAGCATTTCAAATACTACACCTCTGTAGTAATCTAGGATATCAGGTTCGACCTCCCCTGAGAAAAGAATATCTTTAGAATTAATCTTACACATATTCCCTAGAACAACGCCTTGAGGCATCCAGTTATGCATATAAATTGTCTGTCGACCTGCATCAAGGTCGGCGTCAACGACAACGCGCATAGCATTTTCCATAGTGTAATTACCATCACCTAAGTCCCTAACATCTGCGATTACATCATCATTGTTAGATAGACGAAAGAACTTAATGATATCATCTGCTGTTTCGTTAGTCATGTTTTAATTCTACCTTGTAGGTTGATATTTTAAATTTTTCAGAATGATATATTTTTACTCGTTCAGCGTAATGATTCATTGTATAATTAATATGGTTACCAACTCTCAAATCATCTGATATATCATATAACGTCGCTTTATCTTTATCTTCGCCTAAACGTAATCCTCTTCCGATTGATTGTAAGTTTCTAATTTTAGACTTGCTTGGAGAAGCAAATATAATGTTATGTAGGCGGCGAATATTTACGCCCGTTGAAAATACACCATAAGAAGCAACGATGATAGCGTCATTTTCTTTTTCAGTAATATGACGAACGTTTTCTCTATCTTCAGCATCGACGCCACCATGAACGAAAAATACTTTTCTATTATCACATTTTTCGGATATCATATTATATAATATCTTGCCGTGTTTTTCAACAAATTGAAACAATATTAATGTATTTCCTTTTTGATCTAGAGCTAAATTTGTTATAAACTTATTCCTATAAGGATTGGTTACAATAAACTCTATCTCTTTTTGAAAATCCATTTCCTTAACCATCTTACAGTAACGCTCAGGATACTTTAAGATTAAACATTTAATTTCAAAATCAGATAGTTGTTTATTATCAATTAATTCTTTAGTCGTAATGACCTTTGTAGTAGGACCGAAGTGCCCTTCAAGAACTAATTTATGAACTTCAGTATCATCAATAGTTCCTGTAGTTCCGATTCTATACTTAGCATAAATCATTTTAGTCATAATTGCTGATAACGACTTAGCCTTGAAACTATGCGCTTCGTCACCGATTACGAAATCAAACTGTTCAAAAAACTTTTTACCAAGTTCGTGAATTGATTGCCAAGTTGAAATTGTCAAAGACTTATTAATTTCTTTATCTTGACCTTGATATATTTTATGGCAGTGTTTTTCTATGTCCCAACCATTAGCAGTTGAGTAATCCTTAAAGTCGCCATACATCTGTTCAACTAGAGATATAGTTGGAACAATTAGTAATCCCTTACCGCATTTATTTTTAAGTAAGTAGCGCATTAACATATAAATGATTAATGACTTACCTGAGGCTGTAGGTGAAAGTAGAAGAAGTTTTTTATACTTAACCGAATCAACGAAACCTCTAATCTGATAGTCGCGAGGTTCGATTGGTTTATTTTGAGAATGTAAATCTAATGACTTGATAAACTCTTGAACATTTTGCTCAGTAAAGGTATCAAAATTTTCTGCGTTAGAATCAATTGCTATTTTTAATTGACGCTCTTTACAAAAGTTTTTAAGGAATCTTAAAAGCCCACCGTATAAATGAGACTTCTTTTTATTATAAAGATATATTTTACCGTTCCATATTTTCTTTTTATATAGAGGGCTAAATTGATAGTTCGGAGCAAAAAATGAAAAGTAATCGTTCAGCTCTGCTTTAACAGATTCATCGCAAACAAGTTCAACAAATGCTTCGTCTATTTTATTTACGATTATATCAGCTTGGGCTGTCATTAATGTTGTCCACTTATAAATTTCTCCCAGCCCATAAACTCTTTAAGTTGCCAAGTACGATTATTTACTTCTTTTAAAATTAAATTGCACGCATCAACTGCTTGTTTATGTAGAGCTTCTTTTGCTAAAATTTTAGTAAGGTCTTCATCAGATTCAATATAAGTGCTGATGTCGCTCTTTAATACAAACCGAAAAGGTTCTAAACCATATTTCTTAAGGTCTGACTGGTCAAGGCGTCCTTGATAATATTCCCACTTAATTTTTTTCATTTTTGAAAATTCTATTGCGTATTGTTTTGCTGCAAGCGAATGCGCCGTCAGCTGCGTAACATACTTTGAGTGTATAATAGGAGTTCTAATAACTTCTCTACCTGGGTCAGTTGTATCAACAACTGAATCTTTTTCCCACATAGCCAATAATTCATCAATAGGTAACGCTTTCATAATACCACTTAATAAAAACAAATATTGTATATTATACCCTACTTATATCATAATAAGCAAATTTAAATGATGCATCCCCAGTAATAATTACGTCAGCAGAATCTTGAGTAGAAAATTTAATTGAAGATAAAGTGACAGGAAAGCAATCCTTAAACATTATATTAATATTTGGATTATTTTTGTTTGTAAATATATTTAATGTAGCATCACTATATTGAGGTTTATCTTGTCTCGCTACCATTGAAGATTGAGGCAGCGTTCTTTGCTGTAATGCTAAATTTTTATATTCAGAAAAACTTGTAGGAAATGTCATTCCACGAATCCAATCATGAACCGTAATCCATGACATGTAATCCTCATCAACCATAAATGAAACATCTAAAGTTTCATATTGAATTTTATCACCTGGCACTGGCGCGTCAGAAAATGGTGTAAACTGTTGTGTGCTTCCAGCTGAAACGCCTGGAAGGTTTACGGAGTTACAAAAAAAAGTCATGTATGGAAGCCTTGAGAAATTTAATTTAAATTTCGTAGACTGAGCAAAGTTTTGATTCGTTATCTCAAACATTTAAGTTTCCCGATATGGTTTATACTATTTAGGCGCATAAAAAAAGGGGTGGCATTTCTGCCACCCCTAAAACACTCAACATATCGTTATTGTTTTTATTATCAACTATCAGCGTAGGTTTGCTACTGCGAACTTGCGGTAGTACACATTAGTGTTTGCGGCTAGTGAACCGTCACTCTGTGTAGCGCCCTTCGAGAATGGATTCATGACCATGCCGTAGCGTGTCTTGAAGCCAATCTTTGGCTGGAAGGTTGATGGGTCGATTGCGCGTACCATCTGTAGAGGAACGTATGGGCAGTAGAACAAGCCAGCGTCATAAGCGACGTTGCCCTTGTATCCAACTACAACATAGTCTGTACCAGCTACCGAGTACGGGTCAACAAATACCTTTGTGCGTCCGAATAGCGTACCTGCGAAGGTATTGCCAGTGTCGTCAACAGTTAGGTTGGTGTTGTTGGTTAGAGCGCCCTGGTAGTCGAGAAGACCAGTCATTGCTAGAGCCGATGCTACGTCTGTTGAGACGATTAGTATGTTGCCCTTACCACGACGGGTGTCTTTAGCGATACGGTTTGCTTCCTTTTCAATTTGGAACAATAGACCCTTATACTTTTCAACAGCCCAACGACCATCGGTGTCGCCACCCTTCGGTACGCCAGTTCCTGCAATGCCGCCGAGGTCATATAGACCAGCAACTGCTGTGGTGTTAGCACCACAAACAGCAACAGCGTACACAGAACGAACAACCTCACGGTTAATTTCAGCAAGAATTTCTGTTGAAAGAATATTTGCTAGTTCTGTTTCTGCATCTAGACCGTGAACAGCCTTTAGGTCCTGTGCTAGTTCTAGGGTGTAAGCGGCTTGTAGAGCACGGCTCTTAGCAGTTACTGTTACCTTCTCGATTGAGAAACCCATGTTATTAAATGGCTGACCAGTGCCTAGGTCTTCAGCTGTAGCAGTCAACATTGCAAGACCAACGTTTGCTAGGTTGAATGTTATATTACCTGGGTTACCGCCTGGCTGTGTTCCAGCAAGTGTCAATGACATATTTGCCTGATCAGCTGGGCTTAGTAGAGCGCCAGAGTAGGTTGTATTGGCTTCGTTATATAGAGCTTCTGGTACGCCAGCTGCTACGTTACGGCTTGTTGATGTAGCGTAAACTGAACGCATTGCGAAGATTAGACCTGTTGGGCCAGTCATTGGCTGAACGCCGCAGATGTCATATGCCATTAGGTTTGGTAGTGAACGGCGAACCAAGCTGATTAGGATCGGGTCAAAACCTGCAACTGGGCCACCAGCGTTTGAACCGCCAGTATAACCTGCGCCACCTAGTGAGTTGGCTGGTGCTGTTTCATGTAGAACACCAGCTTCTTCGCGAAGTGAACGCTCTTGGTTCTCAAGTACGACGGCTGTTACGGCACGACGGTATGGATCGGTGATAGCACCTAGATCTGGGTGATCTAGAATTGGTGCCCACTTATTTTGTACTGCTTCTGAAAGATACATTAATTCGTCTCCTTAAAAAAATTTTTCTCTTATCGAGGTGTAGTTCTTGAGATTGCGTTATAATAACGGTTGATTGTTGAAGGCATTTCAGTTACCTGAATTGTTTCATTATTTTCCGTTAGTGCGACAACCTGCGATGCTTGATTCACCTTTGGCTGGTCAGAATTATTTGTGAAATAGCTCTCACGGATAATCTTAACCTTATCAGCATATTCACCTTCTGTGGTGAACTCTACACCCTCTGCGAGTGTCTTTACTTTTTCAGATTGAGTGGCGGTGAGACCCTCACAAACTGATGATACGATTTCAGACTTGGCTGCTTCAGTAACTGCTTGTGCAAGTTCAATGTTGTCGTTTAGAGCTTCATTTAATCTTGCATTTAGTTCTTCAATTTCTTCAGCCATTTCTGCCATAACGTCAATTTTTGTTTCTGGAACTTCGATGTAGTTGTTCTCGAATACAGTCTTTAGATCGCCGATTAGGGATTCCATAATCTCGGTCTTTAGACCAGTTTCGATTGCAACTTCATTTTCCTGAACCCATTGCTCAACCATATAGTTTAGGTATGAGTCAATTTGCTCTTCTAGTTCCTGTTTGATTGCGTCAACTGATTCTTCAGCGGCAGCAAGAATGTCGTTTTCTAGTTCTTCAACAACTGATACTGCACGAGCAATTACAGCTGCTTCAAAAACAACTTCCGCTTGTTTATGGAAATCTTCGGATACATCTTGACCGTTGAATAGAGCGTCAATATCTTCCTTACAACCCATAGCCTTCATCTTGTTTCTAACCATGTTGTACTTGGCTTCGCGAATTTGGGCTAATTCTTCTTCCGATAGTTCTTCTTTTTCAAGAACTTCTTCGTGCATATCCTTACTATTATATCTCTTTTCAATTTCGCTATCGACGTGTTTCATGTACTTGTGAGTTCTTGTGCCCGACAATCCCATGTTCCAGTGTTTAACGTGATGAAGGTTTGCTAGTGATGCTTTAGCAATAACTTTTTTAGCATCCTCATCAGAAGGAGCGGCATCGATTCTATCACCTAATCTATCTGCTAAACCTTCTTCAATATGCTCAATTTCTTCATCTTCGCTGATGATTTCATCATCCTCAAGTTCTTCTTCCTCGTGGAAAGAAGCAACTGGATGACCAGCTGTATCATAACCACCCGATGGTGTTGCGGCTGGAGGATTTACAAGAGCCTTAACAGCTGTTTGCTGTGGCTGTGGTGCTAACTTCTTCATTGGTTCCTGACCAATTGGAGCTGGCTTGCCTGGTGCGGTAGCGCCACTGATTGCTGAAGCAGCAGCTGTTCCGATTGAATCACCTGCTGGGTTTTCTAATGTTGAACCACCAAGATCCTGCCAATTAGCACTTGGTAGTTTCTTTGTTGGATCTGCTGGGGCAGCGCTTTTTGATCTTGCTAGAACTTCAGCGGCAGCTTCTGCTAGTGTACGAACTGTCATTGAGTAGACTCCTATGTTGTATTCTTATTTATAAAATTAAAGTTTTGAGAGGAAACTCTCAAATTGACGCAGCTTAATTTCTTCCAGTTGTTTTTGTTTAGCACGTACAATGGCTTCTTTCATCGTAGCAATTTCTGCTTCTTTGATTAAACCATTATTCCATACCCACTCTTTATTTTCCATAATACCGTTAACAAAAGCACCTGGAGCCGAAGGGTCAGCTACAATATCTGCCGCTGTGGCAAGATAAAAATCTGGTTGAACGTAATTAACTCCATTCTTATTCACAAGAGAGCCCATGCCTCTTGAAGAAACACCTAGACACCCGCCGCCTTCAATAAGAGCTTTGGCAATCTTACCCATTGGTGTTTCTGAAATAATCTTTGCTTTACCGATCCACATATTTCCCTCACGAACTAATCCAGTAGTAATGTGAGAGACTCTATCTAAATTAATTGATGGGCCATCAGGATGTCCCAACTCACCAAATGCACGATTCTTAGTTATATATTCGTCAGTGTAACGACCGACTTCACGTTCCATAATATCACCAGTGTAAATTCTACCATTACGGTTTTTTACATCGGCAACAAGGAATGGTCCTTGAATATAAAGAGACTTTACACCATTTTTTTCTTCAGTAATATACTGAACTTGTTCTAGTGTTTCTGTAATTAGTTTCATCTTTCTATTCCTTTATCCCTAGAGACGAACGGCGATTCATGCTTTGTCTCCATTTTCTTAAACGTTGAGCCTTCTTTGCAGTTTTCGCTTTACGAAACCCCTTGGCTCTTAAAGGATTTCTTTTTGAACGAAGACGAATTTCAGAAGATGACATTCTAATTAGGTTAGGAGTTTTATTTCCTTTCTTAACTAATCTGTATCTTTTTAAACTAGGTAATGCTTTATTTTTAACAAATACATTACGTTGTACTTTTATTTGCCCTTTAGATCTACGAATTCTTCTAGCAACTCTATACTTTCTTTGAGTATTTTTTTGCTTAGACTCGCAAATAAAAGACTTAAAAGAAATCATTATGCTGCGCCGCCATCCTTAGCATAAGCATAATTACCATTTGCATATCCAGCAACTTTATCAAAAGTTAAAATAAACACATATGTATCAAGAGCAACCATTCCTTGCTGAACCAATACTACATTTCCTGTAGGAGTACTAGCATTATTTGGAATAGAGCATGAAAATGTTCCAGCCAAGGAAGGGCCAAATGTATAAATTGGCGTATTTGTACTAGATCCTTGCCATGCTAATTGAACATAACCATTAGCGTGAACTGCGTATTGAATGCTAGTTAATGCTAGTAAACACGTTTGATTAGTATTCGCAAAAGCGAGGGTTTTTGGCACAACAATAGTCGTATTAGTCGTAACTGTAGTGTCGCAGTA